AATTTAGAGCAGACATCTACCTGAAGCCTGCCAAGTCCATTAACTATGTAACTCTTACTTTTGTTGCTACCAGAACGGGAGTAAGTTTTGAAGAAGTTGCTGGTACTGTTTGATTTTAAATAAACACCACCAAAGGAGGAACTAAAAAATGGCATACAAAATTCAGGACTTCAAATCAGCACTCACCGGAGGCGGTGCCCGCCCCAATCTATTTCAGGTTGATCTAACTTTACCCCCAGAAATTTTAAGAGATTCTAAATATGAGGATGGAAAATTTTCAATCCTTTGCAAATCTGCTGCTCTTCCCGCATCAAATATAGCTTCAATTGATGTTCCTTTTAGAGGAAGAATTTTCAAGGTTGCTGGTGATAGAACATTTGATACTTGGACGGTCACTGTAATAAATGATAATGATTTTGCAATCAGAAATACAATGGAAAATTGGATGCAAGCAATTGGTCAGTATGGTGATGCTAGCGGTCTCACCAATCCAGAAGATTATATGAGACTTGCTAATGTTAAGCAGTTTAAGAGAGGAAAGTCGGATGTAGGTTTTAATAAACCAACTGGATCCGGTCTTGAGGTTGCTGCAAACTACAAGTTTTATGATATTTTCCCAACTAATATTTCGGCAATCGATCTTTCATATGATACAACTGATACTATTGAAGAGTTTACAGTAGAATTCCAAGTTCAATACTGGACTCCTCTTGGCGCTACAAATGAAACATCGACTTCTGGTTAATTTTTGAATATAAATTAAATACTAAATAAACAAAAGAACGAAGTTAAAAAAAATAAATTATGGCGAAACTTTTTGGTTTTTCGATTGAGGATAACGAACCATTATCTCCCGGTGTTGTTTCCCCCGTTCCTCCAAATAAGGAGGACGGGGTTGACCATTACCTGAGTAGTGGTTTTTTTGGTTCATATGTAGATATTGAAGGAGTATATAGAACAGAATTTGATCTTATCAAAAGATATCGTGAAATGGCACTGCATCCGGAGTGCGATAGTGCCATTGAAGATATTGTAAATGAAGCCATTGTATCAGACACCAATGATAGTCCCGTTCAGATTGATTTAGATAATCTAAATGCAAGTGACGGTATTAAAAAGAAAATTAGACAAGAATTTAAGTACATTCTTGAACTTTTAGATTTTGATAAAAAGTCTCATGAAATCTATAGAAACTGGTATATTGATGGAAGACTATATTACCATAAAGTAGTTGATCTTAAAAATCCAGAAGCAGGAATACAAGAGTTGAGATATATTGACGCAATGAAAATGCGTTATGTTCGCCAAGCAACTAAAAAAGAAGATAACAAATATAGAGTTTCAAATAGGAATATCGATAATCCAATGGACTATGATTTTCCACAGATTGATGAATATTTTATCTATGAACCAAAAATGACCTATCCAACAGGAACTCCAGCTCCTGGGACATTGGGTGGATCAAATTCTGGAGTCAGAATGACAAAAGATTCGGTCACTTATTGCACTTCAGGTCTTGTAGATAGAAATAAGGGATCGACTCTTTCATATCTTCACAAAGCGATCAAATCACTCAATCAACTTCGCATGATTGAGGATTCTTTGGTCATCTATCGCCTTTCTCGTGCTCCTGAAAGAAGAATTTTCTACATTGATGTGGGCAATCTTCCTAAGGTAAAAGCGGAGCAATATCTCAGAGATGTTATGATGAGATATCGTAATAAGCAAGTGTATGATGCTAGTACTGGAGAAATTCGTGATGATAAGAAATTTATGGCAATGCTTGAGGATTTCTGGCTTCCTAGAAGAGAAGGTGGGAGAGGAACAGAAATCTCCACACTTCCCGGCGGACAAAATCTTGGAGAAATTACAGATATTGAATATTTCAAGAAGAAACTTTATCGTTCATTAAACGTTCCACCCTCAAGAATGGATGGAGAAGGTGGATTTAATCTTGGACGTTCATCAGAAATTCTGAGGGATGAAGTTAAGTTCAGTAAGTTTGTTGCTCGTTTGAGAAAGAGATTCTCATATATGTTCAGTGATATGCTAAGAACTCAACTGATTCTTAAAAATATCATTACACCAGAAGACTGGAATAAGATGGATGAACATATTCAATATGACTTCCTATATGATAATCACTTTGCAGAACTGAAGGATGCGGAGTTACTCAATGAAAGATTGAATATGGTCCAAGTTGCAGAACCTTATGTTGGTAGATATTTCTCACAAGATTATGTAAGAAGAAAAGTTCTTCGCCAAACTGATATTGAAATTCTTGAACAAGATAAACTTATCAAAAAAGAAATTGAAGAAGGAATAATTCCAGATCCAAGTCAACCAGTTGATCCGCAAACAGGTCTTCCACTCGATCAGACTTCACAAATGGATCTTGGACAACCAGTAATGGAACCAGATTTAAGAACTCAAGAAAAAGCAACTAAAATTAATGCTAAGGCAGTAGAAATGCCCAAGGGTGGTGAGATATAAATAAAAACGATTATTAATTGGAATTTAAACAATGGATGATTTACTGGATATGATTGCTGCCGACGAATCACCTTCTCAGATTAGTGACAAAATCAAAGACCTTTTATTTGCAAAAGCAGCAGAAAAAGTTGATGATTTTCGTCCTGCAGTAGCAAATGCAATGTTCAATAGCGAAACCGAAGAGGAAGAATGAAATCCTTTAAGCAGTTCATCTCAGAATCTGTAAATATTTCTGGAGATTTTAACGGAAATCTTTACATCAATTCTTCTCAACCAGAACCACAATCGGTTGGTGAAGAATATGTCGCAGATGTACTGTGGAACGGAAGTCTTTATCGGATGGAATTAACCAGTCAAAATGGTATTCCATCCAAACAGTCTTTAGGTGAAGAATTGCAAGCAGAGTATCCTGGTGCAATTGTTCACCAGATTTATCCAATTGTAGAAAAGAACTGCAATATTAAAAAAGCAAGCAGATACCACCCATCAAAATTAGAATGGATTGATTGATAAATGGCCCAGTGGAATAAAAATACTCAAGATTATTTGAATCAAGAAAGAAGTCTCTTTGAAGTTTTTTTGCAAGCAGATAGATTTGGAAATGTTTTTGATCCTCTTGGTCAAGGATTTTCTGGAGATCTTTTTGGTCGTTTAAAAGTATCTCAACCATTTACTCTTTTTGATTCAACTCACAGATATTCTCAGGATGGAGATTTTGATGATGTAGTTCTTGGTGCTGGGTCTACAGTTGGAATTATTACGCACCAAAGTACCGCAACATTAGGAATTGGAACAACTTCTGGTTGTTCTTTTGTAAGAGAAAGTAAAAGAGTATTTTCATATCAACCAGGAAAAGCATTACAAGTTCTTCAAACATTTGTAATGGCACCACCGAAAGCAAATCTTACTCAAAGAGTTGGATATGCATCATCGACTAATGGTGTAGTTTTAGAACAAGTAACTGGTTCTACTGGAATTACCACAGTATATTGGGTAATGAGGACTGAAAGATCTGGAATTAGCACAGAAATCAGAGTTCCACAATCTGAATGGAGTATTGATAGATATGATGGTGTTGGAGTTGGGACAACTTCATCAAATCCAAGTGGACATCAATTGGATTTGACAAAAGCACAAATTATGTTTACTGAATATGAATGGTTAGGTGTTGGTGCAGTCAGATGTGGATTTGTAAACAAGGATGGTAATTTTCATATTACTCATATTTTTAATCATGCAAATACTATTGACAGTACATATATGACCACTGCAACACTTCCAGTTCGTTACGAAATATTTAATACTGGAATTACAACTTCACCATCTACGATGAAGCAAATATGCGTTTCCATCCAATCAAATGGTGGTTATGAAAAGAAAGTTGCTCCCGATGTAGTTAGAAACACTGGATCGATGATTTCTGTTGGTTCAACTATTTTTGTTCCTCTAGTAAGTATTCGACTCAAAGTAGGAAGAGAAGATGCGGTTATAATTCCTAATCAAATTAATGCAATGCCAGATAGTTCCGCATCAGCATTATATGAAGTTTCACTTATAAAAAATGCAACAATTACTGGTGGAAATTGGGTAAATTCATCATCTCCAAATGTCGAAGAAAATACAACTGCAACTTCTATGTCCGGTGGAACTATAATAAGAACAGAGTATATGTCTTCAGCAAATAAAGCAGCAGCTGCCTTGAGTGTAGAACAAGAATATAATTGGGATTTGCAATTAGGAAGAACTCAATCAAAAGTAAGTGATACATATACTTTGGCAGTTAGAGCAGTTTCTGGATCAGGAACTGCAGTTGGTTCTCTAAGTTTTTACGACCTAACTTGATTAAATAATAAATAACTAAAAGTGTACTATAAAAATAATGGCTCATAGACCAGTTGGGGCGGGTTCCTCATTTACATTTACTGCAGGTGCTGCAACAACATCATCTGCTTTTACTGTTCAATCTAGTGTTTTGAGAGTGGTTGCAGTTGGTGGTTCTGCTCATGTTGCAATTGGAGTTAATCCAACAGCAACTAATACTGATTACTATGTTCCTTCAGGTGAGACTGTAACTCTAGGATTAACTAAAGCATCAAATAGAGTTGTTGGAGTAACTACCGGAACAACAACAATTGTTACTGTTCCAGAAGGAACTCAAGTTCCATTTGCAGTTGGTGATTATGTAACTCTAACTGCCACTGGTCAGTCATATTACAACTTTACTCACCAAGAAGTTTTATCAATTGATACTTCTGCAGGTTTTGATGGTTACTTCCAAACCAGAATGACTGTAAATTATAATTCAAGTGGAATTGTAACAGCATTCTCTGCAGCAGATGCATCAGTAGTTGTTTCTAATAAGATTTCCGCATACGGAGTCGGCTCAGGAACACTTTATTTTCAACAAGTACAAATTTCAGGACAAGCATAATGAAACTCATTACCGAAGAAATCGAATCAGTAGAAGTCCTTACCGAAACGGTCAACGGTAAGAAGACTCTTTATATTCAAGGACCTTTCCTCCAAACCGAACAAAAAAATCGTAATGGAAGAGTATATCGTAAAGATATAATGGAGCGTGAAGTAAAAAGATATACTGAAAGTTATATC